AGTGCTGGTGAGCGTCAAGTTCTATTTGGTGGCGCTGCTGGTGGTGGTAAAAGCTACGCTATGCTTGCTGACCCTCTGCGTGACATGAATAACCCTAACTTCTCAGGGCTACTTGTTCGTCACACAACAGAAGAGCTTCGTGAACTTATCACTAAATCACAAGACTTGTATCCTAAAGCTATTCCGGGCATTGTTTGGAGTGAGCGAAAGCAACAGTGGACTACGCCACGTGGAGCACGACTGTGGATGAGTTTCCTTGATCGTGAAACTGATGTGATGCGATATCAAGGTCAGGCATTTAACTGGATTGGCTTTGACGAATTAACACAATGGGCTACACCTTACGCATTCAACTACATGGGTTCGCGTCTTCGTACTTCTGACCCTGCGTTGCGTTTGTATATGCGCTGTACGTCTAACCCCGGTGGTCCCGGACACGGATGGGTGAAGAAAGGCTTCATTGATCCTGCTCCATACAACACTTCCTTCGCTGCAACTGACTTTGAAACAGGTGAAGAACTTCGCTTTCCTAAAGGTCACACCAAAGAAGGCAAAGCTTTGTATAAGCGTAGGTTCATTCCTGCTACACTATTCGATAACCCGTACCTAGCCTCTGACGGCGAATACGAATCTATGCTGCTGTCACTTCCAGAAGCCCAGCGCCGACAGCTTTTGTATGGTGATTGGGATATCAGCGATGGTGCAGCTTTCACTGAGTTTAACAGAAAGATACACGTAATTGAGCCTTTCGACATTCCTCGTAATTGGGTTCGCTTTAGGGCTGCTGACTATGGCTACGGTAGTAAAACTGCTGTTCTTTGGTTTGCTATTGCGCCAGATGAACAACTCATAGTCTATCGTGAACTCTATACGTCTAAAGTAACTGCAGTAGACTTGGCTGACATGATCAACGACATTGAGTCTAATGAGTCTATGCGTTATGGTGTACTTGACTCTTCGCTGTGGCATAAACGTGGTGATACTGGTCCTTCACTGGCTGAGCAAATGATTATGAAGGGTTGCCGCTGGCGTCCATCAGATCGAAGCAAAGGCTCTCGTGTTGCTGGTAAAAACGAAATCCATAGACGCTTGCAAGTAGACGAATACACAGGAGCACCTAGACTAGTGTTCTTCAACACTTGTGTCAACATTATCTCGGAACTTCCTATTCTTCCACTATCTCGTAACAATCCAGAAGACGTTGACACCACAGCTAATGACCACGGCTACGATGCTCTGCGTTATGGTTGTATGAGTCGTCCTCGCAGTGGACTTTGGGACTATGATCCTACAACAACTCGCAGCGGCTTTCAGGCCAGCGATGAAAATTTCGGTTACTAAGGAACAGTAATGCAAAACGAACAATACTTTGAGACAGACGAAACAGTAGCGCTGCCTGATGCAAAGAAGAATGATACCGTTGATCCTAAAAGCGGTAACATTGTGTCTTACGTTATGGATCAGTTTAATACCAGCGAAACTGCTCGTTACAACGATGAACAGCGGTGGCTTAGCGCCTATCGCAACTACCGTGGTATCTACGGTCCAGATGTACAGTTTACAGATACGGAAAAGTCTCGTGTATTTATTAAGGTCACTAAAACTAAAGTTCAAGCAGCTTACGGCCAGATTTGTGACGTACTGTTTGGATCAGCTTCCTTTCCTCTATCTGTTAATCCTACTGTACTGCCTGACGGTGTGGTTGAAGACGTTAGCTTTGACATTTCTCCGCAAGCAGAGCAGGGCGCTGCAGAACTTAAAGCAGCGTTTAGCAAGGAAGATATGAAGCTTCGCAAAGGCGAAACTATTCAGCAACTGCAAGATCGTCTTGGCACTCTGCAAAAGAAGCTTGCACCTGTATCTGATCGTCTCGTTGAAGGTCCGGGAACTACTCCTACTTCTGTGACATTCTCTCCTGCTATGATTGCAGCTAAGAAGATGGAAAAGAAGATCAAAGATCAGCTTGACGAATCTGGTGCATCCAAGCAACTGCGTATGTTTGCATTTGAACAGGTACAGTTTGGTACTGGCATCTTGAAGGGTCCGCTTGCAATCAACAAAGAGTATCCCAAGTGGAACGCAAATGGTGACTATGAACCTTTGATCAAAACTGTTCCTACTACTTCACATGTGTCTATCTGGAACTTCTACCCCGATCCTGATGCAGCTAACATGGAAGAGTGCGAGTACGCCATTGAACGTCACAAACTGTCTCGTTCTCAACTTCGTAAGCTTAAACAGCGTCCTATGTTCCGTGCTAACGCTATTGATATCGCTATCAAGATGGGTGAAAACTACAATAAGAAGTACTGGGAAAGCATCATGGAAGACGATGCTGTTCGTGACAAAGCTGAGCGCTACGAAGTCTTGGAGTACTGGGGCTACGTAGACACTGAACTGCTTAAGTCGTATGGCTTGGATATCCCTAAAGAACTTCGTGATCAAGAACAACTGAACGTTAACATTTGGGTGTGTAACAATCAGGTTCTGCGTCTTGTTATGAACCCGTTTAAGCCTGCGCTTATCCCTTACTATGCAGCACCATATGAAATCAATCCGTATAGCTTCTTTGGCATTGGCTTGGCTGAAAACATGGCTGATACACAGATGCTTATGAATGGCTTCATGCGTATGGCTGTTGATAACGCTGTTCTTAGTGGTAACTTGGTGTTTGAAGTTGATGAAACTAACCTTGTTCCGGGTCAAGACTTGAAAGTGTATCCGGGCAAAGTGTTCCGCCGCCAAGGTGGTGCTCCGGGTCAAGCTATCTTCGGCACAAAGTTTCCTAACGTAGCAAACGAGAATCTTCAACTATTTGATAGAGCAAGGGTATTGGCAGATGAATCTACAGGCTTCCCCTCTTTCGCGCATGGACAGACTGGTGTTAGTGGCGTGGGGCGTACAGCCTCTGGTATTTCCATGCTTATGTCTGCTGCTAATGGTAGCATCCGTACTGTTGTAAAGAACATTGACGACTACCTGTTGGCACCACTTGGTAAAGCTTTCTTTAGCTTCAATATGCAATTCGACTACGATGAAGAAATCAAGGGCGACTTGGAAGTTAAAGCAGAAGGTACAGAATCGCTTATGGCTAACGAGATTCGTTCTCAGCGTCTGATGCAATTCCTGCAAACGGCACAGAATCCTGCGCTTATGCCCTTCATCAAAGCTGACTACATCTTGCGTGAGATTGCTAAGTCGCTTGATCTTGATCCTGATAAAGTTACAAATAGCCTCGGTGACGCTGCTATCCAAGCGGAAATCTTCAAGAAGTTTGCACCTCAAGCTCCACAGGCAGCAATGCCCCAAGAAGGACAAGGTGCTCCTGCTGTAAGTGATCCCACAGGCGCTGGTGGTGGTAACATTGGAACTGGTCAAGTACCAACTCCGGGTGAAGCTGGCTTTAGCGCAAATACTGGTGAAGGTGCTGCTCAATGAGTGGCGGCACCCTCAAACGCTTCGTAAATGATCCTGTGTTCTGGGCTGCTTTTCTTGAGGAAATTGAGGAAAGCATCCAGCTACAGCATAAGAAGTTGGAACAAAGTAGCGACCCTATTGATCTGTATCGCTGCCAAGGTGAAATCTTCGCACTTAAACGTCTAAAGCAAATGAGAGATAAATATAATGGCTAATGTAACAGATGAAGCCTTGATGGCCGAAGGTGGACTTAACACAGACGGTTCTACAACTGATCCTGTAAGCGGAAACGAAGTTCCTACTGGTTCCACTGCGGAAGAAGTACGTGATGATATTCCAGCTAAGCTTAGCGAAGGTGAATACGTAGTCCCTGCTGATGTTGTGAAGTTCTTTGGTGTACACTTCTTTGAGAAGCTTCGTGCTAAAGCTAAAGCTGGACTCGAAGAAATGGCTGCTGATGGTCGCGTTGGTGGTGAACCTACTGATGATACAGAAGACGATTCGCTTCCGTTTAGCGCTGATGAACTTCAAGCAGAAGACGATGGCATGGATACACAGATGCAAGACGCAGGCTTTGCTACTGGCGGTGCTGTAACAGGTAATCCAACTCCTGCAGATATTCAAGCTAATACTTCTTCGTTTAACACTGCAGCTTACCCTATCGGTTTCAGCTTGTTTAATAACACGCCTGCAGCTACACAACCTACTGCTCCTGTAGCTACGACCACTAAAGTGTATGTCAATGCTGCTGGTCAAACTATGGTTGTTCCTTTTGACGCAAACGGTAAACCTACGATTACTATTCCTGCTGGATACTACCCACAAACTGCGGCTGTAGGCTCCACTGGTGGTGGTAGCGGTTCGGGTGGCGGCGGAACTACTGGTGGTACTACTGGTGGTGATACAGCTAACAAAGGTGGCCGCATTAAGCTTGAAGATGTTTCTTCGGAAGGTGCTCTGCTTAACTCTGGTCTTCTCGACATTGAACAGATGAACAAGTCCAAGAAAACTGGAAGCATTGCTGGTGGTCTGCTTGGTGGTGGCATTGGTGGAGCTTTGCTTGGCGGCACTATTGGCACTGGTTGGCAACTGTCTGAGCTTCGTGCAAAGATTCAGATTGCTGATGCTTATGGCTGGAAAGACACTGCAACTAAACTCCGCGAAGCAGAAGCAGAAGCTGTAAAAGGTCTTGGCACTGGAACTAAGATTGTAACTGATCTTTTGGCAAGTGGTAATCTTCTGGCTAAAAGCTTCTTGAAACAGAATCCTACGCCGCCGACTCCTACTACTACTCCCACAACTAAACCCTCTACTGGTGGC